CCAAAACGCCGTCAAAGAAGTCGGCGGTTTCATTGAACCTTGCTAGAGCCTCTTCGTCGGTTCCAGTTAGTTCACGGAGTTCTACCTCCGTCTCCCATTTCTTACCACTGTACCTACCACGAGGTAGATCGAATAGAAGCGAGGGAGCAGCCTCAATAAGGGGAATGCTGCCAGCCACTACCTTGTGCGCTTCTTGGAGGTCATGTTCTTTAACGAACTGAGAGTCTCCATTTTCAATTTCTACAAATGACACGATTAATTCTCCTATTAGTGGGAGTATGGATTAGTTATCAGACGTAATTGGTGCTACTGCCAATGCCATTGTTGACTTCACCAGTACCCCAAAGAACTTCAAGTCCTTCGTGGTGGATAGTCATCTGAGACACAAGAATGGCATTGTCCATAGCATTAAGCCCTGAGTAAGCCACGTTGGCGACCCAAGCGTTGTACAACTGGAACGCAAGTACCGCTCCATTGGTATCGCCCTTGACAGCAGACCCTTCGCCCTTTGTGACGGGATGATCAAACACTCGGATCATCATGTCAAAGCGGTAATCGCTGTTCAAATCAATGGTACCGTTGCCCCACTGTACAGCAAACATCTGCTTAGCGAGGTTCCACATACCGGGCTTATTGTAGAAGACACCCGACGACAGGGTGACTGGCGAGAAGTCAGTCATTCCCGGCATCTTGTGCGGGTTGGTATTCCATCCACCTTCACGGTATGGGATCATTTCGGTAGACATATTAAGACCGTCTACCGAGGTGAAGCCCATATCGCCAATGCCCTTTTGAAGGCCATCGGTGTAATGGAAGATTTCTACCTGAAATTTAAAGTTACGGAGCGGGTCGGCATACTGCCTAGTGCGCTCTGACATGGTCGTACCGGCCATTATCTATTTCCTCCTCAACCCTTAGGCTGAACTTGAGCGGTGAAACCACCGCTTTCGAACTGGGTAACACGGATCACGATGAATTCTGCTGGGTACTCAAGGGCGACACCGATCTCCATACGAACCTCACCGGAAGCAATAACCGAAGGGGTGTTTAGAGTGGAATCGCACTTGATGTAGTACGCCTCAGCCGCATTATTGCCACGAAGACCACCAGCCTCCCAAAGGGGGCGAAGAAGTCGTTCAGCAGTCATACGAAGTTGAGTCCACAGACGCTGATCGTTGTTCTCAAAGAGAGCAAACTGAGTCGAACGACGCATGCTTTCCTTGATGTAGATCAGGGTGCGGCGGGCCGAAATGTATCGGTCAGCACCGTAGATCTTGCGGGTACGAGCGCCCATGATGGCAATACCTGCGCCAGCAACTGGACGGATGACATTGATGTTTGCTGAGTTAAGGTCACCCAGTTCACCATCGGTGTACTTGGTATCGACACCAACAGCGTTTGAGATGGCTGCAACAAGACCAGCAGGAGCACGGAACACACCGATAGTACTATCGATACGGCTTATAACGCCTGCAACGGCACCACCCGGAGGGATAGTGATGGTTGAACCAGCCTGTTTCGGGTTAGGAATGATGATCCAAGGGGTGAACGAAGCGACATAAGAGTCGCCGGGGTTCTGACTAAGCACCGAGTTGACCTGAGACTTGTACTGAGTAGCAGTCTGTCCATAGGTGCGGGGTGGTACATTGTCATTAATGATGAACAGATCTCCACGTTCAGGGAACGTGGTAGACGATACGGTACTGGGAGCAACGTAGGCATCATTATCATTTCGGTCGGGCGTGTACCCTACGAGATTGATAATGATTGGTCCTTCAATCTTGCTAACGGCATCCACTGCTGCATCAGGATAATCGGTAGTATCCGGCAGATCAGGGTCGGTACCGGTTTCAAGTAGCGTAACTTCCGTGATATCCGCAGGAACAACAGTAGGGTCAAATGACACTAGACGGATGAAGGAAGAACCTGCATACGGGTCATTAATGGCGCTATCTGCACGACGGGTACCAGAGACATCACCAGTCATGGTGAGGTATTGGAAGCGCTCAATCTCAGTAGCGGTGAGTACCGCTCCTAGGCTATCAAGCGTGCATGTGTAGACGGTAAGAGTAAACACATCGTTAACGGAATCAATAGTAGTGACAGTGAAACCGATAGCATTACCAGCACTACCAACGCTACGGGCCTCTACTTCAAAGGCAGTATCAGGGGCAACTTCCCCATCAGTAACCGTAAAGGATGCGGTGCTTCCAGCGCTAACACCAATGGCTCGCTGGACGTAGCACGGACGGCCACCGTTTTGGAAGTACGAGTACACGGCGTACGGAAGGTACGTCGTGACCGACTTGGTGTCAGTTTCAGGGTTAAGGATTTCGTCAAAGTTCCCAAAGTTGAGAACATACTCTGACCAAGTGTCACAGCGAACGGGCTGATCCGTCGGACCAGTTCCAGCAGTGCCCACGAAAAGGGCGATTGAGGTGGCAGACGCATTGTCGGCGCTATTGACTAGCAGCGACTCTTCGACGTACACACCCGGCTTTCGATAATCAAAAGGCATTTCAGGCTCCTAGGGAGGTAAGTGTTAGGGAAATTCGATTCTTATTGGAGGGTGCTTCTACGGGCCTGACGGCGGTTCAACTGTTACCGGCTCCGCAATTGTATGTGTATCGTTATACAAATGGGAACCTGACTCGTGAGTGGTAATCGGGTTTTCCTTGTAGATGTCCACATGGACCCGACGTGCCTGCTCAACTTCATAAGCCCTGCTCTGCGGGATTTCAGCATCCATAGAGAGGGTGTAAACCTTTCGGAAGATCCGCTTACTGCCTGACTCGCTCGTTTCCGAGGTATCAGCAGGGCGCATTTCCGTTACTTCACATCGCCGCCATGTCTGGTCAGCATCTACGCCAATCCAAAATGGGCGGGGAGGGAGAATGTCAGTCATAAAACGACTAAGAAGATATCGGTCGTGGATAGCCGACCGAGTATGGACCGTCACCTGATACATGATGGTATGCATGAGGTAAGGATCGATATGATATGAGGTGGTACCGCTCTCGTCCTTCTCAGGAAGTTCGCTAGCAACTGAGGGGATATACATACCCTTACGAATAAGTTCCCCAGTGATCGGATCTTCGAAATCGCAGTAGTCCTCAGGGACATTGTGGAAACTCGTCCACCGGTCGTATGAGGGGTTGATAGCAAGGAAATCGATAGTGATGAAGGGGAACTTGATGCGGCGTTCACCCTCTGGATAGCGGAACCAGACATCCACGTCCACCATGCCGGTCTTATCTGGGACGGTGATACCGGAAAGGTACTGCTTGAGGGCAGCATCTTCAGCGAGAATAAGACCGGTGTGTGCGGAGATATCCACATCCCCGACGGCGAGATCGTAATCCCAATCAATAGTCATTATTGACCCCCAAACGAGATTGACCTAATAAGCGGGATAGGGGGATGGGCTGCGTCCCCATATTCTGCTGACATGGCTTCTGACATAACATCAGCGTTGCGGACTCCGATGACGTACTTGCCATCCTGAGACCACGTCTCAATGTGTTCGGCAACTGGGAGCCAGCGCTCGGACTGGCGAGCAGCGGCCTTAAGGTCATCTTGGACCTTAATCATCGTCTTCTGAGCGGACTCGTGGACAGCACTATTTACTGCTTGGGCGTATGCGTCCAAGGCAGCAAAAAAACCTGCACCGATGTGCAGCGAATCTGCCACTTCCAAGCCTCCAAGGCGATGTTCTAATGGGAGAACTGGCCGCTCAGCCGGTTCCTATTCCAATAATACACTATGGGGGCGGTATGAGCCGACTATCAGGCGTTAGTAGCGGTGTTGGCTGTAGCGGGAACAGTACCAGTGTCCGTAATCCAGTCTTGGTAATCACCATGGATCTCAGCAGTTAGGACCCGGTGCGATCCCCAAGCATTTGGATTGTAGCCTAGATCGGTATACCACAGACGAAAATACCTAGTAGAACCGGGACTAATTTCAAAATCGCAGGGGATTATCTGAAAGCCGAAAACCTCGCCACCCTGCCAATACCTACCTGTCCAAGCAAAATTTGGGTAAGCATACTCATCAAGAGACACTGTTGAAGCACGGTTACCAGTAGGAAGGTTATATAGTGCAACGATCTTTCTCCTAGCGCCACCGGCAGCAAGACTAAACCCTAGCCATTCAGAACCACCGGGCCACGCCCAACTCTGCCCCGTCCAGTATGTTCCGCTATTGTTGTCAAAGGCTTTACTACCATGGTAGGTATAGTCCCCGTAAGGCTCACCGGGCCACTGTGACTGGGTCCAGTATGCAGCAACGAAACTTACGTTGGCGCTCCAGCGGGAGTTGTCATAGGGGTACGATGCCGCACCAGTAACAACCCTGATCCGTGATCCTCCGACAGAGTTAGTACCTTCCGTATAACCCGCATCCCCACCGGCATATATTCGGACGTAATAGGTAGTACCGGCTGCCCCAAAAGTGATAGTACCGCTGGTACTGGTACCAAATGACACGCCATACTGATAAACGTCACTACTGTTATATACGTTAACTACATAGTTAGTAACGGGAGCACCACCTGCCCCAGCGTTCCACGCAAAGGTGACTT